GAGAAGCAAACCTGACACGCGATTGTAAAGTGAGCGACCCATGCGGAATGGTGTTGGAGCAAAGTCTACGCCTTCGATCTGTCCACCGGGAGCAGTACGGCTCTGGAATACTTCTACTGAAACTACTGTGACGGCTGTCTCGACTGCTGCATTGCCTACATAAGTGGCTGCGCCTGTAAGAGTTGCAAGCCCAGAAGGAATCACATTCTTGGAAAGAATATCTGCGTTAGTAATACTTACTGAGAAGGCATCATCATTTAGCAATTGGCTTGTGATTGTGTGAGTGCCATTGAAAGGAGATCCACAGCCTGTGATTACTACTGACTGTTCTTCTCCAAAAGGGTTTGTGCCTACAGTTGCAAAGTAAGCGACATTATCCACGAGAGAGACTGCATCGATCGGAATTGAATAAGAATTTAGAAGTGGAAGGATGACGGCTTCTGCTGTATCGATAATGTCATCTAGTGTTGAATCAGAATAAAGAGAAACCGAAACGCCAAGCACAGATCGTAGCTGTGAGGCTGTGATAATTGTTGGCATTTCGATCCTCTCTATACTGCTGGTGGGGAGACCGGGAGCAGCCCCCCCACCATGATTAGTTAGTTATTGATTATGTAAGATTAAATCTACGCACACCGCCGCCAAAAATTGGCGCGATTGCATAATAACCATACATGGCGACCTGCAATTGTCCGTTGGCTAGTGCCTGGACCTGCAAGGTTGTTGTTGGTGATTCGTAGTAACGGAATGAATCTGGAGCAACGATGAACGCTGACTCGTCGATCAATGTTGTTACTGACATGTGTGGATCAACAGCAAGGTTAAGTCCTAGAACCTGACCTGTGATGCTCTGACCTGAAACTGCACCCGGTGCGTTTGATGGTTGTGCAGCTGTAAATAGTGGGCGATTTGTGGTGTCATCGGCCCCAAGGATTGTCTCCCACCAATTTGTGTTAGCAACTAAGTTTGTTGCGAACTTTCCTGATGCTGCATACGCTGCTGGAACTTCCTTAGCAATGTATGACTTTAGACCTGCGATTGTTGCAGCCTGTGCTGTTGCCTGTGTACCTGATGCAGTAAATGCTGCAACCATTGCTGTGTCTGTGTACTTAGAATAAGCATCTGCCAATTCACGCATTAATTGATCGTAGAACACTGGTGATGAACGATCTAGAAGCTCGTAGGAAATCGTCTGGATTCCCGCTGCCTTCTTGACATCAACAGTGATGTATGTTGAAGCCATTTCAGTACCACCAAGAGCACCGTTTTCTGCTTCAATGGTGATTGTTGGAGCTGTTGAAAGCTTAGGCAATGTGAATGACATGCCTGATGCTGGGAGAACTCCCTTTGATACTGCATCAACAGCTGGACGGCCGCTGATTGTGTTTGTTGCGAACTCATTTAGGTGTGGTGCAAGAGTTAGACCAGTGTTTGTGCTGGTGTCATCTGCTGCCTTTACATATTGGCGTGAATCTTCATCGCCAAGTGATGCTTTGATTGTGTGCTCGAGGTATGAACCTGCTGAGACGATTGGTGAGCGTGGTGATGTGTAGAAGGCTGGGCGTGGAGCCGCTGCTTCTACCTTGTGAGCTTCTACCGCTTCAGTTACGGCAGGAGTCTCTGGAACGGTAGTGTCTGACACTTGTTCTCCTTCTGGTTGAACTTCTGGGACGGTTGTCTCAGAAACTTGTGCTTCTTCTTCAGAAGCGGCTACTTCAGCAACACGAGCAGAATCGATTGCTGGATCTGTTACGAGTGATGTTTCCATGATGCGAGAAGCTGAGATGACCATAACGCCATCTTTGTTATCCCAAGCATCTACCTTGACACCGACTGAGAAGCCATCGCGTAAACCATCTGCTGCTTCAACGAGTGAATCTTCGCCTGCCATTGTGTTAGCAATCTTGAATACTGCATCGATACCTGAATCGGTAATTTCGTATGAAAGTAACTTGCCGATTGGTCGTGTGCGATCATGCTCTAATAGCAATTTCACATTCTTGTTAAACTTGATTGAGTCTGCACCGAATACTGTTGGACCAGCAGAAGTATTGCCCTGCTCTCCCCATGTAACGATACGACCGGAGATTGTGCGAGCGTTTGAGTCTGCTGCCGTTAGTGTAATTGGGACTTCGATCTTCATCGGATTAAGTCCTCCTCTTCTTGGATTTGTTCAACTGACATTGCGCCAATTGTGTTGAGGATCTGATAAACCTGTGCGCGTTCTAATGCGTTACCTCTTAGGAAGTCATCGAGGTCAAAGCGAATCTCTGTTGTACTTGGAGAGATGTCCGGAAGTGACAAGCGTTCTTCAATTGCCGAAAGAATCGGACGAAGTGAGAAATCAACCAATGAACGGCGTTCTGAAGTGGCGTTGGAGTATGTCATCGAGGTTGTTTCAGCGGAAAGGAAGTACGCCGGGATGCCTGCTGCGCGAGCAATTTCCAACGCCACATATTGACGAGCTTCTACTAGCTGCAATGACTTAGGATCAAATCCTACTGACTGCATTTCGACATCTGCATTTAAGAATGCTGTTGAACGAGTAGCGCGAGCAGATCGCCATGCTTCAAGTAATTTTCCAATTCGCTCGGAAGTTAGATTTGTACCGTTTGACTTTAATACCATTGATGGGACTGGCTCTTTTGCGTAGTTGAGTGCAGCCTTCTCGAGTTCTACTGCTGCTGCAACTGTGCGGCCTGATCGAGTTAAGAAACCCTCATCGTACCCATCAAATCTAATAATGCTGCCAATGCCTGCGATTGGAGCCATAACACCATCGACTTGGTAGCCATCGATTGCTGTCATATTGTTGTTAAACTTTTGTGTGACACGCTTTGGATCAATGCGAGTCCATGCGCGAACGCGACCATCTTCTGCATAGGCATCGAGGACTAAACCAAAGCCAACGCCATACATCCAGATATCTTCTGCGAGCCAGTTATAGACAACAAATCCTGAAACTCGTGGATCTGGCTGATTGATAACGCGAAGAGGTTCAATGTGCTGACCTGTAATTTTATTGTATTGCTCTAATGGTAAAGATCCGATAGTGCCACAGATAATGTTGCGAGCTCTTGATACTGCCGGTACTGACATCGCTGTTGCGCGATCAATTGCAGTAGGCGCATTTAATGTGCCGTAAAGAGAACTGGCAAGATTGAAAGGAGTTAGTGAAGCCTCGACATCTACAGTCTTTTCAACTGGAGCCGATTTAGCGAATATATTAAAGAGTCCCATTACCACTAATTGTACCATATGTCCAAATTATCCGATTACGATGTCATCCTCAGATTCAGGGCGTGTCGCAAAGTGGGAGACCATAGCCATTCCAACTGCTGCACAGATTGTCGAGTTTGAGACTTTACGACCTAAGTACCAGCCACCATCCTTGAAAGGTAACTTCACAGCTGAGAGAACTTGCTTTGTTAGTTCATCCTGTCCACCATGAATAAGCCTTTGTGAGGTAATTGCTGAAAGCATTTCATCGCATGCTTGACCATAGACTGCCCCATCGATTGGAGTCGTTGGAATGCCGGCAGGCGCGAGCCTTGCTGCTACTGCACCGGCTGTCTGGCGAGAATAAGCAACAGTCTCCACAGAATACTTACGAACCCAATCGGCAATCGAATTAGCCATTTGCTTGTCATCAAGATTGACAGGATTCTCATAAGTATCCAGCAACACGACCATGAACTTGTCTCCTTCGATCCTTTGAGCTGCGAGTAATGCGCCTGCTCTGCGATCCGGTGAAAGGTCGATAGCCATCCAAGTAGTTGCCTCTTTGTCAAGCTTTGCTTTATCAGATAGACAGGCTGCCCAGTTAGAAGCACCAATAGCAGGATTGATCTGGGAAACCCATTGGCACAATAACTCGGTGCGGACAATTGATTCATCATCCATCATCGCGGCTTCTAAATTCTCGATTGAGATTGTGTGACCTAGTGAAGGGTTGGCTTGTGCCCAGGCATCTCGATCATCAATCTTGCAACCAGGTTCAGCCGACCATTCGAACCAGCCGATCTTGTCATCTGCTCCACCTGCAGCTGCGATACCTCGTTCTCTTAATCTATTCAGGATTACAGAATGTTGATCCCCGGCATTGCTAAAAATTAGTGTTTGAGGATTAGGAGTTGCCATCTGCGTGTATCGAAGCGATGACCAGACCTCATCGTCATGAAACTCTCGAACCTCATCCATGTACACAGTGTCAGGAGCAGCAATACCGCGAGATGCCGAGTTATTGGCTCGGACTAGGTAACGCTCACCTGTTGAGAGCTTGATTTCCTGTGAACCTTTAGACTCGTACTTCTTTGAGAAGCGATCTGCCAGATGTGCAAAGGATTGGATGGTGTCATCGATCTTCCAGAAGATTTCAGATGAGGTTGTGAGCTTGTGGGCTGTGTGAACCTGCAACTTCTGCTCAAGTGCATACATTCGCCATAAGATCATGAGCTGCATGAATGTAGATTTACCATTTTGCCGGCTGATAATGACCCCAGCCTCCTTAAAGTACCACTTGTCATTCTCGGTAACTTTGCATAACTCATGAGCCAAGAATTGCTGCCAAGGTAGCAGTGTGAAGCCGATTGACTCACAAAACTCGATGAAATCGATGCCGTAAGAGGGTAGATCTGGGCTTTTAGTCCATATACGAGGTTCTATCACACCTCGGTAAGCCTTCTGAGGCCCTTCTAAGCCCTTTTGAGCCTCTTCTGACATCTTATGACCTATTCATCCTGATAGTGGCTTATTTGCTCATTTTGCGGGGTAAAAGACCCAAGGAGGGTCATGGTCCTCCC